GAGCAAGCATCTATTTCGCAAAATTGGCTCATAGGTGTTAATAGCAGTTTAAGTTCAAACTAAAACCAAACAAAATGAAGATAAATGATTTAAAAATAAATGAGGAAAATCCTAGAATTATCAAGGACAGAAAATTCAAAAAATTAGTTCAAAGCATTAAGGAATTTCCGCAAATGTTGGAGTTAAGGCCAATTGTTATAGATGAAAACAATATAATTTTAGGGGGGAATATGCGATATAGAGCTTGTATTGAAGCTGGATTAAAGGATGTTCCTGTTAAAATAGCTAAAGGATTAACAGATCTTCAAAAAAAGGAATTTATAATAAAGGATAATGCAAGTTATGGGGAATGGGATTGGGATGTTTTAGGAAATGAATGGGAGACATTTGATTTGGATGATTGGGGATTAGATGTTTGGCAACCAGAACAAGATATAAAAGAAATTGTAGAATTCAATGAAAGTATAAATTTTAATATCAAATGTAAAGATCTTAAACAATTTGAGGAGTTAAAGGAGAAATTAGATACAAATGGCGGTAAACTTAATTATGAGGAATTTATAAAAAAAATGGGATTATGAATATAGCATTAATTGAAATATATCCGTTAAAGAAAATGAATGTAAGAAAATATATTGATGCGCATTTAAGAAATTCCATAACAATTTCAAAATATTTAAAGTGCGATTTACTATTGGTGGAAAGTGATTTTATAAACGCCTTACAAAAAAAATATGATGTTTTGATATTATCCTATGGATCGTTTTATGCTCCTTTTAATTTAATTAAAAAAATATTTGATAATAATAAGAAGGCAAAAAAATTTTGGCTTACAAATGAATATAATTTATCTCCAATAGGCAGCATAGTTGAATATAAACATTCAATAATAGCAAATTTCGATAAAAAACCTTATACTAAAAATGTTGAAAAATTTTATCATTTAAATTTGAATTTATTACTAGCAAAATATCCAAATGAAATGCAAAAAAAAAAATATGATTGTATTTATTATGGAACATTTCGAGTAGACAGAAAAAAATATTTTAAAAAATATTTACAAAAGGAGATATATTTATCAGCATCCTCAAAGAATTTTAAAAAATTTAAACATATAGGTTGTAATCCTAAATTCATAAATAAATTAAACTGGGTAAAAGGTAAGGAAACATTAAATTTATTCAAATATCAATTATATTTAGAAGATGAGCATACGCATAACAATTTCAATAATTTGGCAAATAGGTACTATGAAGCAGGATTCTGTAATAATGTAATATTTTTTGATGAGAATTGTTTAAATACTATAAATAAATCTGAATTAAATTATTATAAGGAGCAGGTAGTTAGGTATATGGTAAGGAATTATGAAGATTTACAAAATAAAATAAAAGAATGTAATAAGGACTTTGAAAAACATTTGGCTCATCAAAAATCTTGGCGAATGAATGAGCAACTAGCAAAAAAACAAATGATGGAAAAGTTTAAAGATATAATTACAAATGGCTAAAGGAAGAAAAAAATTACCTACTAAAATTAAACAAATGCAGGGCACATTGGACCCTTCAAGAGCTGTTATAAATGAAATGAAAGTTGATATGTGCCAAGAGATTCCTATTGCCCCTGGATGGTTATCTGAAATAGGGAAAGAGGAATGGTATAAAGTAACCAATCAACTTTTTAATCTACAAATGTTATATCAAATTGATTTACAATTAGTAGCAGCATATTGTAATGAAATTAGTTTATATATTGAAACTGAAATTAAATTAAGAGATAAAGGAAGGGTTCAGGTGTTTAAGAATTCAGATGGATCTATAAAACATGCCCAAGCAGTTCCATTTCAAAAGATAGCAAAGGATGCCTTAGATCGAGCAATGAAATTAGCTACTCAATTTGGATTTACTCCAGTAGCAAGAGCAAGTATAAGTGCTCCTAACATTACAAATAATACACAAATAAATTATTTTGACTAGTGTCTAAATATTATTTTGATAAACAATCAGCAGATCGTTCTGTAAGTTTTATTGAGGAATTCATAACGCATACAAAAGGCGAGCTTGCTGGAAAACCATTATTGTTGGAAAAGTGGCAAAAGGATGTTGTATTAAATATCTTTGGATGGAAAAACAAAAAAACTAATTTAAGAAAATACAAAACTGTATTTATTGAGGTAGGAAGAAAAAATGGTAAAACCACATTAACGGCTGGGATTGCTTTGTATATGTTATTTGCAGATGAGGAAAGGGGAAGTGAAATTTATGCAGCAGCAGGAGATAGGAATCAGGCAGGATTGGTGCATGAAATAGCAAAAGGAATGGTGTTAAATAATAAGGAACTAAATCATAGAGGAAAGATTTTAAGAAATTCAATTGTAAATGAAAGTAAAGGTAATTATTTTCAAGCCATAAGTTCGGAGAGTAAAACAAAAATGGGATTTAATGCTAATTGTATTATTTTTGATGAGCTTCATGTTCAGCCAAATAGAGATTTATGGGATACTCTTTTAACTTCAACAGGATCAAGAAGGCAACCTTTAGTTATTGCTATTACAACAGCAGGATTTGATAGGCAAAGTATCTGTTATGAAATTTATGATTATTCAAAAAAAGTAATTAATGGAAGTATAATTGATGAAAGTTTTTTACCTGTAATTTATGAAGCAGATGAGGAAGATGATATTATATTAGAAGAAACTTGGAAGAAAGCTAATCCTAATTATGGAATCAGTTTAAAAAAGGAATATATGGAAAGGGAAAGTAAAAAGGCAGAAACCCTTCCAAGTTATATGAATACCTTTAAAAGATTACATCTAAATATTTGGACAGCTAATGAAACAAAATGGATGAATGATAAGGAATGGATGGATTGTCAGGGGAATTTGAAAGGATTAGAAGGATTACAATGTTGGGGGGGATTAGATCTAGCTTCAACTAGAGATATTACCGCCTTTGTTTTACTCTTTAGAGTAGATAACATATTTAAAATAAAACCTTATTTCTTTGTACCAAGAGATAATGCAGAACAAAAAAGGGAAGGTATTGATTATTTATCGTGGATAAATGAGGATTATATAATCGCAACTGAGGGGAATGTTACTGACTATTCATTTGTTCGAAAAAAAATAAATGAACTGTCTAAAAAATATAAAATTCAAAGTATTGCGTATGATCGTTGGAATGCATCCCAGTTGGTTATTGATTTAGTAGGGGATGGTGCAAATATGTCTGCTTTAGGACAAGGATTTGCTAGTATGTCGGCTCCAACAAAAATGATGGAAAAATTAATAATAAGTCAGGAAATAGAGCATGATGGGAATCCTGTACTAAGATGGATGATAGGAAATGTTCAGTTGGAAACAGATGCGGCCGATAACCATAAACCAAGCAAAAAGAAAAGCACACAAAAAATTGATGGAGTGGTAGCCACTATCTGTGCATTGGCAGAATATATGAGTGAGGAGAAAGAAGGAGATAGTGTATATGATAATCGTGGACTTTTAATATTATGATAGAATTAAAAATATTAGCTTTATTAACTCCAAATGGATTTGATGATAGATTTTGGAAGTATGCAAAGGAAACTAAAACCTATGTAGAAGCGTATGAAAAAACAGAGATTGAATATGAAAAGTATTTTGGAAAGCGTAAATATTCGGACTATAATAGCTTTAGAGGGGCAAGAGATAAGCGTATAAAACGCAAAAAACCTATTTAACATAATAAAATGTATATAATATACATAAAAGAACATTTTTATTATCGTATAATTGCAAAATTCCTAAAATTATATAGAATTGGCAATAACTGATTTCTTTACAAACTTATTTAAAAAACCTAAAAAAAGAGATTTTATTTCCGAAATGACAGCTCTGAGCAGAGGTGCAAGTAGTGGAATTGCGGTTGATAAGAATATTGCTTTAACCTTTACAGCTGTGTGGAGTGCGGTTAGATTACTCTCCGAATCCATTAGCATTCTTCCTATTAATATTTATCAAAGAGAAAAAAATGGGGATAAATCATTAGCTCTAAACAATCCATCTTATTATTTATTACATAATGAGCCGAATAATTATATGAGTGCGGTGGCATTTTTTGAAAAGATAATGATGGATCTCTGTCTTTCAGGGAATTCTTTTGTGCATATAGTTAGAAGTCCAGGAGGTTTAGTTCAATCATTGATTCCCTTAAATTCTCAGGATATTAAAGTAAAGATAAATGATGAACAAGTTTTTTATCATAATAAAAAAAGTGATTTAGTATTAGATGAGTATAATGTTTTGCATTTCAAAGGAGTAAGTCAAGATGGAATTATGGGGCTTTCACCTATTACGCAAAATGCTAATGCTGTTGGATGGGGGATGGCATTGGAAGAATATGGCTCAAAATATTTTACCAATTCCGCTAAATTAAGTGGCGTTTTGGAAACAGATAGAGCTTTAAGTGAGGAAGCCATATCGAGATTGAGGACTTCATTTTCAAATACTTATAATCAATTGCAAAATGCTCAATCTACTGCAATACTTGAGGAAGGATTATCTTTCAAACCCATTACTATATCTCCAGAACAAAGCCAATTTTTGGCAAGCAGAATATTTAGCATAACGGAAATAGCGAGAATGTTTAATATCCCAACATTTATGTTGCAAGAGCATAGCAAAAGCTCCTTTAATAATATAGAATCATTAAGCCAAAGTTATGTTACTTATACTTTAATGCCTTATATAAGGAGAATGGAAAGCGAAATGAATAGAAAATTATTTAAGACAAATGAAAAAGGGAAACTATTTGTGGAATGGAATGTAAACGGATTGCTCAGAGGAAATATAAAGGACAGAAATGATAGCTATAAAACGGCCTTAATGAATGGATATATGACTATTAATGAAATTAGGAGAAAAGAGAATATGAATAGCATCCCTAACGGAGATGAACATTATATAGCACTTAACATGACAACAATAGATAAATTAGGAGAGGATGCCAGCTGAGGAAATAAATACGGAAATAGAAGTGCAAGTGGATGAAGAATTTGAAAAAGATGAATCCTATTTTGACACAGAAAGAAATAAACCTCTGCAAAAAGAGGTAAAAGATATTTGGACAAAAACAATAACTATGGAAAAAAGATATTTTAACATTGATACCAGAACTGAAAAAAGAGATGATGGCTCAACAACCATAACAGGACATGCTGCCGTATTTGATAAAATGAGTAGCGACTTAGGAGGATTTCGTGAGATTATTGCTCCTAATGCCTTTAAGGATGTATTAAATGATGATGTTAGAGCATTGGTAAATCATGATCCTTCATTATTGCTTGCAAGAACAACAAGCGGAACTTTAAATTTAGAACAAACAGATGAAGGATTGCAATATACATTTGATGTTCCTGATACAACTTATGGTAGAGATTTAGTAATTTCAATGGAGCGAGGTGATATAACTCAAAGCTCATTCGCATTTACGATTGAGGACGATAGCTGGGAAACAACTGAAGATGGGGAAGTACGGACAATAAATAAGATAAAACAACTTTATGATGTTTCTCCAGTAACCTACCCTGCTTATCCTGATGCAGATGATTTAACATTAGCTCAGCGTTCATTGGCTGTATATAAAGAAAAAGAGGAAAATAAAAGACAGGAGAAAGATTTAGTAAAAAGAAGTTTACTAAAATTGAAGATTGAATTAAAAAAACGAAGTAAATAATTTAAAATTAAAGAAAAATGAAAAGTATAGAACTTAAAGAATTGCGTTCTGAAACTTTAGGAGAATTGGAAGTAATCCAGAAAACTGCTGAAGCTGAGGAGAATCGTGATTTGACAGAGGAAGAAAATGCAACTGTTGATGCTTTATTAGCAAAGGCAGATGATTATGCTTCCAAAATTGAAAGAGCTGAGAAGATTGAAAAATCATTGAGAGATGCTGCTAAACTAAGTGGAACAGTTGTTAAAAAATCAAATGAAGATGTTTCTAAGTATTCCTTTTTTAAACACATTAGAGGCGTATTGGATGGAAATTTAGATGGTATTGAAGCAGAAGTACAACAAGAAGCAAATATTGAAGCCAGAGGATTTGGCAAATCCATTAGTGGAATTGGAATCCCATCTACAATGATGGAAAAAAGAGCCGATGTAACAAGTAATATTGCAGGAACTTCTGTTCAAGCATATGTAGGAGCATTGAGAGAAGAAAGTGTGTACGATAGAGCAGGTTGCACTATCTTAACAGGTTTAATGTCAGATGCAAGAATACCCGTTACAGGAGCGCAAACAGTAGCGTGGGCATCAGCTGAAAATTCAACAGCAGCAGATGGCGGTACTGCTTTTAGTAGTGTTACATTATCACCAAGCAGAATTACATCACAGGTACATGTGTCGAAAGAATTACTTGCACAAAATGGTGGCGGAGCAGAATCTGCAGTTATGAGTGATTTAGGGAAAGCAACAGCACAAGCATTAGATGCAGCGATTTTTGGCACATCAACAGTTACAAATGCACCAACTTCATTAGGAGCAACATCAAATATAAATACTTTTACAGAGGCATCTACTTTTGTAAGTGGCTCAAGTGTTTTATCTGATTTAGTTGAAGCAGAAGCAACAAATGCAGTAGCACAGGGAATGCAGGGTAATTTGGCTTATGTATGTTCACCCGAATTATTGGCTCAGTTGAAAATTTCAGCACAGGTTGCAAGTGTTACACCTGCAATGAGTGGAATGAATTACAATCAGCAAATGATTAATGGTTATCCTATTCACTTTACAAATGGTTGTACGAAAAGTGCAGGGGCAAGTGGTGATGGATACTTCGGAGCGTGGAACAATTTATTTGTAGGTTTCTTTTCTGGAATGGACATTATTGTAGATCCATATACCAATGCAGCAGATGCTCAAATTAGATTGGTGTTGAATAATTTAGTAGATTTCCAAGTTGCACAACCTGGAGCATTTACTACATTTACAAGTTTGACAGCATAATAGTTAGGAATTAATAATTTAAGGGGTGGTGGAATTACTGCCACCCCTTTTTTTAAACTAAAAAAGATATGGCAAGGAGTTATGCAGTAGATATAGCGGCTACAACGGCAATATTAACAACTGCCGAAGCTAAGACCCATTTAAAGGTGGATACAAGTGCGGATGATACTTATATAGACAATCTGATAAGTGCAGCAACAGAATCTGCTCAAATATTTACTAATAGATATTTTATAAATACTACCATAACTCAGCATGGAGATACTTGGAGTGATATAGCTACTTTATTTAAAAGTAAAGTTAATAGCATTACCCATATAAAATATTATGATAGTGATAATAGTGAGCAAACATTAGCTACATCTGTTTGGATTTCTGACATTAATCAGCAACCAGCACGAATTGGTTTAAAACCCAATCAATCTTTTCCAAGTTTAGCTGATAGAATTAACGCTGTAAATTGCAAATATGTAGTAGGATATGGATCTGCTGCAAGTGATGTGCCAGAGGGAATAAGGGAAGCGGTGCTTTTAACGATTGGAAATTGGTACGAGAACAGGCAAGAGGTAATAACAGGCCGAACTGCTACGGAGTTATCAAAATCGGCTCAGTATTTATTAGAGCAATTTAAGGTGCAAACAGTATGCTAATTGGCGATCTTGATAGAAGAATAATTATTGAACAGCCCACTGTTAGCATTAATAATTATGGAGAAGTAGCGATAGATAGTTGGATAGAAGTAAGAACAGTTTGGGCAAAGGTGGAATGGAAGGGAGGAAGTGAGGGTGAGGATTCAGATAAAATAACAGCTACAACGAAGGTAAATTTTTATATTAGGAATTTGGATTTAGATAGTTTTTTAAATGGTTCGGCCGCCCCTACAATGGCGCACCGAATAAACTTTAGCCCTCAAGGAACAGCTAAGTATTACTATCTTCATAATGTAGAGCAAATAGAAGGTAGAGAAAGTTTTTTAAAAATAATAACAGAGGAAAAGGACTAATGGCAAATTTTGGACAGCAATCTCAGCAAATGAAATCAGGGATAAAACTGATGGGTGCAAAGGAGATAAATGATATGTTTAAAGATTTACCCAAACAAATAAAACAATATACTGTTTGGAAAGCCCTTTGGAGAGAAGTAGGAAAGCAAGCTAAGGCGGATGCTAAAAGTTTAGCACCAAAATTAGGTGATAGTGGAAAGTCAAGTGAAAGAACAGTCGTAAGAGGAGTAGTTTACCCTCCAGATGATAGTAAAAGAATAGCAAAAGGAACATTAAAAAAGAGTATTCATTTTTTTACAACTAGAGATTCAAAGAATCATTTAGGGCTGTATTTAGGGCCAAGAGTAAAGCACGCCTATGGGAAAAATAAAGGTGGATATTATGGTGCTTGGTTGGAGTTCGGAAATGAAACTATGCACTTTGGAAAATATACAAGTAGGGCTACAAAATTTATGGAGCCAGCATGGAGAAAAAATAGAATTAAAATGACAAGAACTGCGTTTTCAAAAGCTGGGAATATAGTGGCAAAGGCAATAAAAAGGCACGAAAAGAGAATGCAGAAATATGGAAAATGGGGATATTAAATGAAGATAGGATTAGCAATATATAATATTTTATACAATAGCGGAAGTGGTGATGTTTTTGACTTAGTAGGATCAAGAATATATCCTAATGTTGCAACGCAAAAAAGTGCATTTCCTTTTATTGTTTATACAGTAACGGGGGATAGCCCAACAGACACAAAGGATGGAGTAAGCCCATTGGATGAGAATGCCGTTCTTATTTTATGTTATAGCCAAACATATACTCAGGCATCAGATTTGGCGGATAAAGTTAGAACAGCATTAGATAGAAAGGATGGTACTTATGGAGGGCTAAATATACAAGGAATACAGTATTTAAGTTATAGTGATGATTTTGATGTAAATGATGACAATAATGGCGTTTATGTAAAATCATTGAATTTTAAAATTAGATTAATAAACTCATGAAAAAACAAAGGCATAAATTAATAAAGGATTGGAATAGTAAAAGACATGGTAAGATTATTACAAAAGGGATATTTGTAATAATTACCAGAGAATCCGAATTAGAAGAATTAATAGATGGAGAGCATATTGTTGCTCCAAAGAAAAAAATAAAAAAAACTAAAAAAATAGAAGAAGATGGCGGAGCTAACGATTCAACAGATAACTGAAGCAGGGGTTGATATTAATTATTCAGCCGCTGCTGGGGGTGGAGATACTGCTGGTAATGGCGGAAGTACCTTTTTGCATATTAAAAATGGTGGGGAAAGCTCAATTACAGCAACTATAACAGCCCAAACTACAAGTGTAGAAAATAGCATTTATGGGGATTTAACAAAAGCTAATGCAAGTGTAGCAATTGGGGCTGGAGAAGAAGCATTTATTGGCCCATTTAAACCAGCAGCTTTTAATGATGGAAATGGAGAGATTGCAATTACTTATTCAGGGGTAACAAGTGTAACTATTGCAGCATTATATATAACAGCAAGTCAAATGTAAAAACAAAAAAA